CTTTATATTTTATCGCTTTTTCTGCTCTTAATTCTTCGACTGATTCTTGATGTCCATAACATGTTATGCTAAAACGTTTTAATAATCCTTTCTGTGCCAATCTATTTTTTTGTTGCACATCAAAAAGAAACTTAGACATGCAAAGTATTCTATCGATAAATTGATTATAATAAGGTTTATTAGCATATAAAAATGCCAAATAAAAACTCAACATGGTATCAATAGTAGCAATCTTAACTTTTTTACCTTTCATCATAATTAAATTATAACTATGGCATCCAACTGGTCTATAAATAAATAAAATAGAATCTTTACCGATTTTAACTTCATAATGTTCTGGAACAATTTCACCAACAGGTGATTGTCTAATTATCTTGACATTTTTTATTCCATTATCATCTAATCTTTCTTTAATAACTTGTGCAGTTTGTTCTGGATCATTTGACAATACATCAAAATCTGCAAAATTTTCAACTTTTTTTCTTAAATTTGCTGGCATGTATTGAGAATAAAGAGCATTTGCAAATCCCCCAAAAAATACTACACCTTGATTAATTAAAGCATTTTTAACAGTATCATAAATTTTGTCTTCATAGTTTTTATTTTCCATTTCTCTTTGAAATTCAATATTATTACAATTAGTATCTGTAATAGGGTAATTTTTATTTAATAATGCTAATCTTTTTAATACTTTTTCCCATCGACTAATATCGCCTGCGGGTCTTGATAATTCAAGATACATAGACATTCTAAGAAAATTTGGGGGTGCATACATTATTCCACCTACACTTATAGAATCATTTTTAATAGTATTATATATTTGTTTATGTAAATAAGTTATATCAGCAACTGGCATATAGTTAACAAAAACTTTATAAGTTCCATAATGTTGACCTGACTTAGCTTCAACATCGATAAATCCTTTTTTATAATAAATATTAGCTAATTCTTTTGCATCACTTAAAGCATTTTGAGAGAAAAAATCATAATCAGGCACTTCTACTTCTTTGTCATAAAATTGATCTTCTTCAGGTAAAATATTGTTAATTGCAGTTCCTCCATAACAGATTAATTTTTTTCGTTTAATAAATTCTTCTACAATATCTATAATTTTTTGAACATCTTCTGAATTAACTACACGTCTTCCCATTTTTTCTTCCGCTTTATCAACCGCCATACGCAAAATTGCTAATTCACAATCCGCAAATGTCAAACCTTTACAATTATTTTTACTTTTAGACATCTTATATTATTATGGTAAAATATTATTTAATAATATATTTTTTTAGAAATTAAAACTGTAAAAGTCAGTAGAAGCATTTCTAGTAGCATAAGAATATTCTGCTAATTGTTCTGTAGGAGCCGCAACTGTCACTGCTAAATATCTCAATGCTAATGGTTTTAAAGCAAACGCATATCCTGCTCTATCGAAAAACAATGCATTTTCCATAAGATAGTTATCTACTTTTTGATATCTCATAGCTACCATTTGACATCCGCTGGCTCTACATATCATTCCAACTGGATTACTTGGATTAGAACCATTATCTGGAGTAACAATAGTCATACCACGTTTATTAAATCCAATTAATTCATTAATATCAGGGTTGTTTTTAATATTATAGAAACTATATTCTCTCATAAATATCGAATTGCTTGTTAAATTAACAAATTCAAGAAATTCAGGATTTTCTAAAAATGCAGTGTTTAATCTATTAACTATTAATCCTACCTTATTTTTCATAGATAATAGAGGTACATCTCCTAAATTTTTACCTAATGATTCAAAACTATAACTAGGTCCCAACATAATATCACTATTCGATTTTAAAATGTTAGCTAAATTACTATACATTTTTTGATTGCTGCTTTTAAATCTAATATGTATAAAAATTGGGTCAGTTGGATTAGGACAGGTTCCTCCAGAAAATGCATAATTTCTTATTGTATCCATAACAGAAGCAAAATTTACAGAATTAAATGTTTCTTTAACATGAAAACTATCAGTAGTGCTAGTAGCTACGATAGGTTGGTCATCTAATGAATATACTTCAAAATCTAAACATCTTACTCCTTGTTTTATAATAGCTTTAAGGTTGCAAATATCAACAAAATCATTTTTATATGAACCTCCGCTGCATGCATTATAGGCGGTTTTTATATAATAATCGGATAAATTTCCACTACAATCCGGATCATTAGAACTAATTGATCTCATATTTCCATTAACACTTGGATATAAATTATTCATATGACTACATTCAGCATTTTGTAGTCTACTTAAGTAAATCATATATCCAATAAAAATTATTAAAATAATGAAGATAAATGCAATTATAACATAGCTTTGAAAATTTTCATCCATATTTTTGATAGCGCTTAAATAATCATTTGAATTAGAGGACATTAATAATATAATATATTATTTTTTATTTTGTTATAAAGTTTGAGAGAAAGATATACAGGAAATTTTATCTCTAAAATTGAAAAGCAAATAAAAACAATTGAAAAGCAAATAAAAACAATTGAAAATGAAGAAAATAATGAATTATTAGAAATAATTAAATTATATTATGATGAAATTAAGAATTAAAAAATAATAGTATTATATACTAAATATGGCTGGAGGTCTTATGCAATTAGTCTCGCAAGGACAACAAAATGTAATATTAAATGGAAATCCAGAAAAATCATTTTTTAAATGTACTTATAAAAAGTATACAAATTTTGGTAAGCAGAATTTCAGGATAGATTATGAAGGAACTCCGGTTCTAAGTTTAACTGCTGAGAGCACATTCACCTTTAAAATTCGTAGATATGCAGATTTACTGATGGACTGCTATATTTCTTTAACATTACCTAATATATGGAGCCCAGTTATGCCTCCTCAAACATATACAAATCCAGATGGCTCAACGGGTTATACAGATTGGGCACCATATAATTTTGCCTGGATCAAAAATTTGGGAGCTCAAATTATAAGCAAGATTACAATTAATTGTGGGAATCAACAATTACAACAATATTCCGGACAATATATTTTAGCTTCTGCTCAGAGGGATTTTTCAGGTCAAAAACTGGCTTTATTTAGTGAGATGATCGGTAATATTCCAGAATTGAATGACCCTGCAAACTCTGGATCTCGAGTTAATGCTTATCCAAACGCTTTTTATACAAATAGTGCAGCTGGTGCACAGCCATCGATTATGGGAAGAACATTAATAATTCCACTCGGTTCATGGTTTAGTCTTCTCTCAACTCAAGCATTTCCTTTAGTATCTTTACAATATAATGAATTATGGATAAATGTATCTTTTAGACCGATCAATGAATGGTTTACTATTCGTGATGTTATGGATTATACTAATAATTATCCAGTTATTGCACCAAATTTCAATCAATATTATATGCAAATGTTCAGATTTTTACAAACACCTCCTGATCAAGAATTAGGACCCAATTCTTATGTTGATACAAGAACCAATTGGTTTGCAGATATAAATTTGAATTGTACTTATTGTTTTCTTTCGGATGATGAAGCTACCATATTTGCCAAGAATGAGCAAAAATATTTATTTAAACAAGTTTATGAGAAACCTTTTTATAATGTGACTGGATCCAATAAAGTGGATTTAGATTCATTGGGTATGGTAATAAGTTGGATGTTTTATTTTCAAAGGAGTGATGCTAATTTAAGAAATCAATGGTCCAATTATACAAATTGGCCTTATGAATATATGCCTCAAGATATTACTCATGCACCATCAGCAGGAGATTATCCTAATCCGGACCCTACAGGTCCATCATCATTAGGTCCTGGTATAAATCCAGATGGATCTTTAACAGGTTTATATTTAACTGGAGTTTATAATCCACAAAATATCAAATCCATCTTAGTAGCATTAGGCATATTATTAGATGGACAATATAGAGAAAATATTTTACCAGCTGATGTATATAATTTTATTGAAAAATATGTAAGAACATCTGGATTTGCGCCACCTGGTTTATATTGTTATAACTTTTGTTTAGAGACAGATCCATTTAAAGTTCAGCCGTCTGGTGCCATGAATATGAGTAGATTCACAAATGTTCAATTAGAATTCACAACAATAACACCTCCAGCGGATCCTTATGCACAAGTTCTTACAATTTGTGATCCTAATACAGGTGATATTATTGGTATAAACAAACCTACCTGGAGAATATATGATTATAATTTTAATTTATATTTAATTGAAGAGAGGGTGAATATGGTAATTTTCGTAGGTGGAAATGCAGGTTTATTATATGCAAATTAAACTTCTACTAACTCCATATATCAATAAATATATTTTTTATTAATATATTATATAATGAAACATTCAATGAAATCTAAAAGAAAACAATTGAAAACAAGGAAATTTAGAAATAGTAGATTGAAACACAGTAAATCTGCTATTTCTAAAAAAAATTTATTTTCAATGTTTTTTCCTTCACGTCCTGTTCCCATTAGAGTAGGTGGTGATAATATTTCTCCAACACCAGTTTCATCTAGTAGTTCTTCAAATCCATATTCATATGATTATTTTAAACAGCAATCACTTCAAGCATATAATGCTGCAAAAGAAAAAACAAAAAATATAACAGATAGTAAAGAATATAAAAATATATCAGCAAGTTCAAATAAAGCATTAACTAGTGCAAGTAATTTAGGAACAAATTTATATAATGTAGGAGCAAATGCAGAAAAAAAACCTTTAACCGCAGCATGGTCAGGAGTAAAAGCATTAGGTAGTGCATCAAGTTTAGGGTACCAAGGTGTTAAATCAGCATGGAATGTAGGAAAAATGGTTAGTAAACAATCTAGAAGAAGAAGAAAATAATAATATAAATCAACGAGTATTTAACATGTTTATATTATTATTTATATGTCATTTGATATCTCAATACACCCATTATATTTTTCCTACTTAAAGAGAGGAATACTACAGTATGTAGGGAATTTCTTTAAATTACCGATTTTTGGGTCATTTTTTGGTCGCTACATATGAAGGGAAAATATTTAGTTTTGGAAAATGAAAAGTATTTTAACTTTTGAAAATTGGACAAAAAAAATGTCCAAAATTGGATAGCCGAAATACTTCTTACTGACCGAATTTTTTATTACGATACTAAAAAATTATGGTGTCATTTACACTTTCAATTTTATTTTTACTTATGATATTTTTAATATTTTTTGCGTAAAATTATTTAGGAACTTTTTTTTTGTAGGATATATATAGGAATGGTTCCTACACAGAAAAGTTCCGGATTATTTGTTTGCGAATATTGTAATTATTCATCGTCTCGTAAAAGTCAATATCACCGCCATTTAGAAACCGATAAACATAAAATCCTACAAAATCCTACATATAAAAAGTTCCAACCTGCAAAATTATATGTATGTGATTGTAGAAAAACATATAAACACTCGTCTACTCTATATGCTCATAAAAAAATTTGTAATCAAATAAAAGAAAAAGAAGAACCAGTTAACATAAAAGAACAAAATATTACATTGTTTAATAAAGAATTTATGATTATGTTAATAAATCAGAATAAAGAATTAATGGAAATTGTTAAAAATGGCACTACTAATCATATCAATAATACTATTACTAATACTAATTCTCATAACAAAGCATTTAACCTGAATTTCTTTTTAAATGAAACTTGCAAAAATGCTATGAATATAACCGATTTTGTAGATTCCATTAAATTACAGCTATCTGATTTGATTGACGTTGGAGAACTTGGGTATGTAGATGGTATTTCTAAGATAATTGTGAAAAACTTAAATAATCTAGACGAGACTATAAGACCTATCCATTGCACGGATAAGAAAAGAGAGACCATGTATATAAAGGATCAAGGAGAATGGAATAAAGAAGATGAAAAGAAAAGTAAGTTGAAGAAAGCGATTAATAAAATTGCAGATAAAAACATTCGATTGCTACCACAGTTTCGAGAGAAATATCCTGATTATAAAAACTCTTCTTCTAAAACTTCGGATGTTCATGATAAGCTTGTTGTGGAAATCATGGAAACAGACGAAGATAAGAAGGAAAAAATAATAAAGAATATATCAAAAGCTATTATCATTCAAGAAAACTAAACTATTTTATAAGTTTCTTTAAATAGTTTTGACAATTTATTAT